CGGATGCGCTCCTGCCGGGCCTGGGCGTCCGCGATGGCGCGCTCGTGAGTGTCGTACTCCTCGCTGATGGAGTCGAACTCGGTGCGTGCCTCCTCGGACAGCTCGGAGCCGGCGTACTCGGTGTCGATCTCGGCGAGGCGGGCACGGATCTCCGACTGGCGGGCCGCGCGCTCCTCGATCGTCATGGTCTCCATGGGGAGACTCCTTTCGGGGGTCGTGTTGGTCGTGCTTGCGGCCGCGGAGTGCGTCACAGGCGGGTCCTCGGAGTGCGTCACCACAGGGGCGGGCGGGTCCTCGGAGTGCCGGGTCGGCGAGTCCTCGGGCTGACCGGCCACCGGAGCGGCCGGAATCTTGGGAATGCGCAACGCCTGGCTGCGCGCGACGGCGCTCTCGAACGCCTCGGGGTCACGGCGACGAAGCCGCTCATAGAAGTGGTCCGTCGTCGAGCGCAGACCGGTCGTACCGTTGGTCGCCGGGGAAGCGGGGAACACCGTGGGCCCGAACTCGATCATCCGGACCTCCTTGATGGTCCGCTCCGGCAGCCCCTTCGGGTTCGACTCGGACGCCGCAGGCTCCTCGTCCCACTCGTCACGGAGCACCTGGAACCGGAACGACTGCCCGTACGCACCCGCCGCCAGGGCAGGGGCCAGGTCACGGTTGTACGACGTGTCCAGGAGCGGCGTCTCGGCGTACCCGCCGCCGTCACGCTCCTCCAGCACCCGCGGCACACCCAGCGGCTTGTCACCCACCATCGGGTCGAAGCCGTGCTCGAGCAGCACGCGGATCGGCGTCTCACCGCTGCGGTTCTTGATCGTCCGCTTGAACGCACCGGGGGCGATCCGCTCGACGAAGTTGCCCTCCATCCACGAGTTGATCTCGTAGTCGGAGTCGAACAGGGAGAAGTGGCCGACCATCGTCCCCAGGTCGCCGCTCTCGTCGTCGTCGGCGCGCATCACGACCGACCGGTCAAGTGCGCGGCACACCGGGACGTCGAGCGTCACGGGCGGTGCACTGCGCATCGTCTCTTCGTCAGGCGTCGTCATCACTTTCCCCTTCATCTTCGGACGTACCGACGCCCGCTGGCTGGGCCTCTGGTTGAACCTGCACGCTCGGCAAACCCGTGTGCTTGAGCAAGGCCCAGTCGTTGTTCTTCACGGCGAGCACGATCGACTCCGGCTTGAACCCCGAGTCGGCAAGGGTGCGGATCGTCTGCGCCTCCTTGCCCTGCACCGTCGCGGACACCTCGGCGTCCTCGCGCATGAACGGCATGTCGCGCGTGTCGTACCAGAGCTGCGCACCATCCGGCGGCTTGACCAAGGTCTCCAGCGACGCCGCGGCGTTCGACCACAGGTGATGCATGGTCCCGTCAGCGAACCGGCGCCGAGCAGCGTTGAAGTTGCCCGCATTCAGCGCCGAACCCTGCAGCCCCTCGGAGAAGCCGACCCATGACGGCGGGACACCGGCGGCTGACGCGAGACGGGATTCGCCCTTGCCCTGCGTGACGGAGAACTCCATTTCGCGGAAGTCCTTGCCCAGCGGGGTCGCATCCGCGCCACCGCCCAGGTAGAGCGTCTTGTACGCGTTGAACGCGCCCTTATGCTCTGCCTCCATGAGTTCCTTGAACTCGCGGACCTGCTCCAGCGTCTGGGAGGCGTCGAACCTGATCGCCATGTTCGGGGTGTTGTGCGTGACGATGTGGTCGTCCGTCACGTAAAGGTGGTCGTCCGAATCGACGCGGATGCACTGCGCCTGCTTGCGACCCACACGCTCAACGCGGTCGATGTAGCGGTACCGCCCGACGCGGCTGATCGGCCGGAACGCCGAAGCCTTGCGCGCCAGACGGGCGGGCACGATGCCTTCCGGCAGGCGCTTGATCACGACCGTCCACTGCGGTCGGTGACCGCGGTCAACAAGCGTCACAGAGGTAGTGCCACCGATGGACCCGACCAGATCGACCAGGTCATCGATGAGACGCCTGGACGTGTTCGTGAAGCGGACCGCGGTCGGCGACACGCTGCCGTCGCTGTCGATCAGACCCTGCAGGACGGCGATCCGATCAGTGACCCCTGCGCGCATGTACTCGGCCGGGATGAACTTCTCGTGGCCGATCACATCGAACAGGCCGAGCCCGCGGACAGCATCCGTCAGCGGGTTCCGCTTCGGGCTGCCAGGGCCCCGGAAGTAGAGCTCGGAACAGCCCTTCTGCTCCCTGCCCGAGATGGTGACGCCATCCGGCAGGTTCAGCAGGCCCTTGGTCTCCTCAACATCGGATGTCGCGACCGAGAGCGAGACGCCGCCCGACCCCTTGCCATTCCCACGGAAGGACCCATCGCCGAGAAGCAGACCCATCAGGTACGGGTCGATCGGCAGTTCCGCGTGGGACGCCGTGAACTGGACCGGGTCAACGAGCGGAACGGACCACTTGGCCGGACCGGACCGGTAGTGCAGCCCGCCAGAGACCAGTTCGTCCAGAGACATGACACGGTGCGTGCCATGCTTGCGATCGTAGGCAGACGCGACATGCCACACGTGGTTTCCCGTGCACTCCGTAGAGGAGCCGTCGGTAAACGTCACCCGGTAGATGTCCTGCTCACCCTGCGGGAACACGCCCGTCACATCGTGAGCCTTGCCGTCCGATCCGATGACCTCGTCGCCGACAGCTAGGGCGCCCATCGTCGTCCAGCCGGACGGGGTGAGGACACGCGCGTCCAGCGGCTGTGGCGCCGCGTTCTCGAAGAAGCGGCGCTTGTGGATCAGGGCCAGGTCATCCGACTGGATGTCCCTCAGCACGGTCGACGGCCACGCCATGCCCAGGAAGTTGTTGTCCGGGTCCGGGATCGGCGCGTACATCGCGAACTGCTCCGGGAGCAGCACCGTCCCACGCGCGTTCGGCGGCTTGTAGATCAGGCCCGCGATCTCCGCGTCACCCGCCTCGTTCGGGTGATCCGCATCCTCGTTCGACCCGATGATCACCGTGCACCACAGCGGCTTCAGCACATGGAGGCGATTCGGCAGGCGACGCACGAACGACGTACCAGCCAGCGACACATCCAGCTCCATGCGCGCCAACAGGTCACCCGTCGTGCCACCACGCCACGGACGCTCCAGAACCGACAGCGCCGGGGTGCCGAACAGGTCGCCACGCTTCCCACCCGTGAACCGCGTGAACGCGAACCGCGCCTGAGCGAACACCTGCATCCGCGCCAGGACCAAGGAGAAGATAGGGCCGTTGGTCCGGTACGCAGACGCCGCCGACGTCGCGGGCTGCTCCTGGTTCGGGCTCCACGACTGCGTGAGGAACGGGGCGTACGACGGGCCGAAGAACTCCGCCCAGTCGTTCACGCCCAGGCTGCGCGCCTCGGACTGCGGACGGCTCGGCAGCAGGCTCTCCCACAGTCTCACGTGCGACGCTCCAGGTTCAGTACGCCAGCCACGCCGAACAGGGCGCCGGCCGTGATCAGGGCTGCGGGAACGTGGATCGCGAGGCCGACGCCGGCAATCAGGAACAGGCACCCCAGGATGAGGAGAACAGCAGCAGTGCGCGTCATGGTGACCTCCTCGTCAGGTTAGGAAGAACGGGGCGGGGGCGGTCTCGACCTCGGGGCGATTCACGCCGCACAGGGCGAGCACCCCCGTCTCTAGTGCGGAGATGTCTGCGTCCGTGTGTGACAGCACGCGGCGGCGAGAGATGATGCGCCACCGTGCATCGGCAACCGCAGCGTTCAACACCGGGTCGTCGGGCCGTGTCAGCGTCCCGGCAATCACGCGAGTATCGAAGTCCTCGCAGGCCGCTATGTACTCCTCGAACGACACGGTGATCACCTCGACACCGTGATCCTCAAGGGCTGGCTTGAGGTGCCAGACCGGCCCCTTCTCCTGCATCGCCACCGGCAGGCCGATCCGCTCCAGCTCGTCCAGCAAGAGCTGGACATTGGCCGGACGGATCGTCGGCTCGCTGAACGCCTCCGGGACGACGAGCGCGATGGAGGCCCCGTCCGAGCCGCCGACATGCAGGCGGGTGAACCCGACATCCGCCGACAGCCCGAGGATCTTGGGCCTCCCAGGCTCGCCCTCCAGGTTCGCCCAGTTCGGGAAGATGCTCACCGGCTTGTCATCCACCAGCGGCACAGGCCGGTTCAGCCAGAACCTTTCCCACTCGCGCGGGTCCACCTGCGGGTCGTCGTAGGAATCCGCGATGTCATCGAGCGGCATCCAGGCAGCAGCAGGGCCGTACGCCTCGCGTAGTGCCTTGATCCGCTCAGGGCGCTTCGTGAGGTCGTAGCCGTCCGAAGCCTGGCGGTGGTCGAACAGCAACGTCCCGTTGCTGCCCGCCTTCGACTTCGCGTACGCGTGCGTGCCCTCAGCAACCGAGCCCTCGCCCGCGGCGTACATCGTCGAGGTCTCCAGCATCCAGCCCGACGCGGCCTTGCGCTTAAGCAGGTTGCGCGCCATCGTCTGGTGCATCTTGCCCAGCTTGAACTTGCCCTTCGCGGGCGGGACCCACAAGTGAGTCTCGTCGGCCACGATGAACGTGGACTTCCCGCCATCCTTGGACTCGTTCGATGCCGTGACAGGTTCGATGAACCCACGAGAGTTCGGCAGGGTGATCCGTGACAGCCCGACGTCAATCCGGCCATAGTCCTCGCGGAGCACATCCGAGCACGTATCAGGGTTCAGCATGTAGTAGGCGTTGTCGTACGTATTGCCCGCCTGGCCCTCTTCAGTGGCCACGTTCAGGATCTCGACGTACTTGAGCGGCGAGCCGACAGGCTCGCCCTCCTCGTACTCGTAGCCCCACGAAGAGACCTCGCCAGCCTCGGCCCAGTGGTCGAACCTGCACGGTCCCAGCGCCTCGAAGCAGTCCAGCATGCCGGCCAGCTCGGACTTGGCTCGGCCCTTCGACCGGGACAGGAACGCCCGCCGAGGGATCTTCTCGCCGCTGACCGCATCGACCCTGTACGCCTTCAGCACGAACGTCGCGAACTCGTCATCCAGGTCGATCGGCTGCCCCTGGATGTCACCCGGCCCGTGGACTAGGTAGAACTCGATCCAGTCGATTGCTGCGAAGCCGAGCGTACGAAACGTCCGCTCAGCTTTCGTCAACGCCGCCAACCACCTTGAGCAGCCGACCCTTGCGGTCCTGAGCCTTCTTCGTGGGAAGCCTGCCCTCCGGGGACTTCTTCGCCGTCGGTTCGCCGATCGAGATCTTCAGGCGCGCCCGGTCCTCCGGCGTCGCACCGAACTTCGCCGCACGGAGCCGAAGCTCCGCAGCCAGCATCCGGTTGCCGAGCCAGAACTCAGCGTGCAGGACCGCCGTGTCCAGGAGGAATGACCAGTCCGTGTCAGTAAACGTCGCCGCCTGCGGTGAAGACCTCCAGGTCTCCCACCAGTCCACCGTCGCGGGTGGCCACTCGTGCGTGTCCGGAAGCTCGGGACCGTGCGTCTCGCCGTCGGGCACGACGGTGACGACAGCCTCCTCAGTGCGGCGCTGGTCACGAGGGCGTGAGCGCGTGCTCTTCGGTGCGGGTCCGCGACCAGCCATAACGCCACCCCCTCAGACTTGTGTCAGATCTCCCAGACTCGCGCGCACCGCGACGCACGAACAG